AGTATGCCATGGACCCGATATAGAACGGAATCGTGCTATTCGTGGTGTCCGTTGCCAGCGTGTTGTTGGACAGCACGACAACTTCCTTGCCACGGAAACGATAAGAATCCGGCGCTGCCACATCCGGAACCAGCAAAGGACGATGCTGACCATCTTCCAGTTCAGACATCCACTGGAAGCCATCCTGATTGGTGAAGATTTTGGCGCTCGCATAGAATACCGGGTCAAGGTCAACATTGAGCGCCTTCATCAGGTTCTTGTAGGTGGTGATGGACGTTGCCGTCAAAGTGCCCAGCTTGGCCAAAATCTGTGCATTTTCCGTGTTGACTGCCTTGCGGGCAAAACGCTGACCGATAATACCCATGAGATTTACATCTGCATCCTGCAGCAGTGTGTTGGAAACCGGAATGATATCGCCATAATCCGCAATCTCATAGGTGAGCTGCCCAAAATCGATATCGCCCTTATGCAGTTCATTCAGCTCTTCAAAGTTGGCAAGAGTCCCCGTCTCAGCGCCAATCGTGGGGAACTTACCCTTGTTGGAACCAGCCGTGCGGACAGTAGTATAATCCTTGAGCTGGGTGTATGCACGACGGAACTCCGTGAGCTGTGCAATCTGTTCCTCAGGCACAAGATAACCGCCTTTTGCGGGAGTGGCTTCAACCTGCCCCGGCGTACCTGCTGCGTTGAGAAATTCCAGTTCTTCATCATTGAGCGTGCGCCCCAGCACCTGCTTATTGAAGATACGATTGCGCATAACTGCGTCACTGATATTGGACATTTTCGTAGCGGGCCCTGCGTTATGGATAAAATCCGTAGCGGCAGCGTCTTCCACCGCCTTGGCCGTCCGATAGTCGCGGATGGCGTCCTTCAGTTCCTGCGACACCTTATAGGCATCGTCATACTGTTCTGCCGTCTGGAGCTGGTCAGCCTTCGCCTTCAGCTCGTCAACGACTTTCTTGAGTTCGTCAGATTTCTTCATTGAGAATCTCTCCTTCCATAATTGCGAGCTGAATAGCAGCCCTTACTTTGTAATTATCTGCATCCTGCGGCTCAGGCGTCGGCTCCTGTTTCGGAATTACCGGTTTCTCGTCCGCAAGGTTGATGCCCTTTGGCATATTTTTGAACTTGACAGGGCCGCCTGCACATGCAGCAGTTTGCGTGGCTTCGAGCAATTCGATATCGAAAAGCCCCGCGGCGTCTGCCCCCGTCAACCAGGTGGTATCCTCCACCATCTGATGAATCTGCTCAGCCGTCACGCCCTCACGGGCGGCCTTGCGATAGGTCGTTTCGACACCTTCCTGCAATACGTCCAGCGCGTCTATGACCTTTTGGAAATCGTTGGCGTCGCCTGCAGCAAATGTGCTGGGCTTATGAATCATTAGATAAGCATTGGACGGAATCTTCCGCTCATCGGCTGCAAAGAAAATCTGCGTCGCAATCGAGCAGGCCCATCCATCTACCACAGCGGTTGTACGTCCTTTGTGACGAGCAATCATATTGGCGATTGCTACGCCAGCAGGCACAGAGCCGCCGTCTGAATTGATATAGATAGTAAGCGGTGCGTTATCGTCAATGGCGTCAAGCTGTTCTTTGACAGCCTTCGGCCACTCGTAGCCTGTACCATCATCCCCCCAGGCTTCAAAATAGCCGCCCGTTTCATCATCAACAATGGCACCACTGATATACATCTCCGCACTATCTGCACTATTTTTGATTTTCAGCATTGTCGTCACCTCCTTCCGCTGATTGATTTACTCTTGCCATGTAGGCAAGCCCCACATCCTCCAGCTTCACATAGGAGCCGTTGACGATGTGAACATCGCCGCCCGCCGTAGGTGGCATATCCAGCTTGCTTCGGGCCTCGTTTGGCGAATATATTGCTGACGTGACCATCTTTTGCAGTACATCCGCCTGCTGTGTTGGGTCGCCCCTCAAAATCGTCCAAACATTGAACTTAAAGCCAAGTCCCGCCCGCTGTTCCTTGGTGGTCAATAGCTTTCGATTGAATTCCTGCTCATAGAGCGTAATGTTATACAAAAGCGTGTTGACGTAGAAGCTAAGGCTTTGCGCTGCACTGTTCGCATAGCTGGATTTACTGTAATCATTGAGTTGGTTCGGCTGGATACCAAAAGCCGCAGCGACCTGCAGCGCATTGTACTTCTTCAATTCATAGAACTGGGAGTCCGTCAACTTGAGGTCGAGCGTCTGAATGTCATATCCAACCGGCAAAGTGATGAGCCGCCGCCCTTCATCACGGGCCTGCTTATCAATCTGCTTGAGCATGACTTTCTGCTGTTCTCTCGACAGGTCACCTACATACTTGACCACGGCATTTGCGGTCAAGCCTTTTTGGTAAAGTTCATTGAGAAATGCCTGTGAAGCTTTGGAACCGGCCATATTGGTAGCAAGGATTTCCCTCACCGACTTCCCTGCCAGCCCAGAGCGGTCTGTTACCCAGGATTTCACATGCAGAACATCTTCCGGATCCAGCCAGTAAGACTTCCCACTGCGCTCATCCGTATAGTAATAGACAAACCTGCGTTTCGTGAAATTCTCGGTGTTATTTACCCAAATCTGCACCATGCGGGGATGTAAAGGATAAATCCCTGTAATCTTGCCGTTCAGCCGCTCGACATAGGCATAGGCATTGCCATAATGGTTCCGGCAGAACTCCATATAAGTGAAAAATTGAATCGGCGTATAGACAGGATTCGGCGATATCGAAAGGAATTGCACTGTTTCATGGTCCGTCACCCGCTTTTTATCCTCACTCATAAGGTATATTGGCATCTTTCCCAACGCTTCAGACAAGGTTTTCAAACAGGTAAAATAGGTGATTTCCGATAAGTCCGGGCCATATTGTGATGCTGAACCACCAAAAAACAGCTCATTGATGTCGGAAAGACTCATTGAGCTGCTCTCATTAGCAAAGTATGATTTTATTTTCGCGAATATTTTCATTTACTCACCTTCATTCAAGGAATCCAGCCATATCTGGAATGCTTCCTCGCCACTGGGGCTGTTGTTCTGCTTCGACACAAACCAAACCTTCCAGGCATCCACAATAGCGTCTATGGGGTCGATTCGGTTCGTCTGTGTCATTTTATCTACTTTAATTTCTCCGAAGCTGTTCGGCTCCGATACGATAGCATTGGCAGCACTCCATGACAAGAGCGCATTGTTTTTGTCGTAGCTGACCTGCCCAGCCTTGACCGACAGTGCAAAGTCCTTCGTCGGGTCATTGAGTGAACGGGCCGACTGTTTGACCTCGGTAATATCGCAATCCAGCACCTCATCGAGGTCGCCCAAAAACGCCGCCGCATTATGAGCATCATATCCGCACCCGATAATACGGATGTTGTACTGCTCAATGATTCGCTTCAGGTCAGCGATAATGTACTTGTAATCCGTTTTGATGCCATACATCCCACTGGTCAGTGTGATAAGCCCTTGATTCTTCCACACACCATACGGCGCGTCATCGGATTTGATATGCTCCGCCAGCCGAAGCTCCGGCATATAACTGTGAGACCAAATATATACATTGTCATTTGCCAACGGAAACAACAAAGCAATGCTCGTTAAGTCGCCACCACTTGACAGGTCAATGCCAAGAAATGCATCGCGGGCGGTCATATCTGCGATGGTCTTATCGCTTCCGCCCAGCTTCCATGCCGCAAGGTCAAGAAGCGCACCGCCTGTATAAGTTACCCACTCATTTAACGTTTTGGTCTTGAAATTGACCAACTCCTCGCCCTGTTTCTCCTTGGCGTCAATGGCCTTGGAGGCAACTACCTTGAGCTTTTCTTCATCCAGCGTGACATCATCCGGCAGGAACAGCTTGAGCGGATTTGATTTTGCCCAGTTCTCCCGTTTCCAGATATCATCATCCTCATCCATTTCAGCTATGTATACAAAGAGCGAATCCTTCTGAACTACGCCCTCCAATACTTTTTTGCAGAACTGATATTGTTCATAGCATGGTGATTTCAGATTGAATCCGCTCGTTGTAATCGCTATCGTCAACGCATTTTTGACCATATCCTGCCCGTCCATCATCAGCTTATACATCTGATTGGTTGGATGGGCGTGGTACTCATCGACTATTGCCAGGATAGTACGGAAGCCATCTGCACTCTTTGTATCGCGCCCAATGGCTTTGATTGTGGTGCCGGTTACCCGGCTTGTTATGGTCTTATCGTAAGCCTTGATTTTATAAAGCTCAGCGAGGTCTTTATCGGATTCGATAAACTTGCGAACCTCGTCCCAGACGATATTTGCCTGGTCTTGTTTTGTGGCTGTGCAGAATATGCGGCCGTACTGGTAGCCGCCGAATGTGGCGAAGTCATTGGCAAGAGCACCGGCTAAGAATGATTTGCCATTCTGCCGTCCTACCTGAACATAAGCCTCACGGAATCGGCGAATATCTGACCGCTTGCGCCGCCATCCAAAAAGTGAACCAATGATGAAGTTCTGAAATCCTCTTGTACGAAGGCTGTG